GCTAATAGTTGTTTTAGTTTTGCTATTACTGACGTGCCAGCCACTGTATCGGCTTTGATACCTAAAACATCAGCGATAGTTGCATCATCCGCAACATCTCCAACGGGCTTTACAAGCTTTGTTGTAATAGCTGCAATCTCTGTGTCTATGTAATTATCAACGGTATCGACACGATCTTTAAGATCTTCCAATCTTTCAAGTACTGATCCATCTACATTTGCAGCGACTTGATCATTGTTAACAGTATTGTTATTGTTGTTAGCGCCAAGGATTGTTGCAGCGCTGTCAGTACCACCAACATAGCCTTTGATCAAAGTAACATCAGCTTGCAAAGTTGTGATTTCTGTATCAACATAATCATCAACCGCATTGATTCTATCCTTGATATCTTCAAGTCTTTCAAGTACTGAACCGTCTACATTTGCAGCAACATTTGTTGAGGCATAAACGTTATCATTGTTATCCCCGCCAATTGCAACACTCGACTCATGCAAAATCAAACATAAATCAGTCGCTTCTACAACCTGAGAAAATGCATCACAGGTAAACGTCCCTGTAGCGCTTGCATAATCAGTAATTTTTCGCGTTTCTTTCTCTGGTGCATTCCCAGCACTATTTTTATTACAAAGCACCTGCAAATACCATTGATTATTAAAAAAGTCATTCCCATAGCCTGCTAATCCAGCAATTGGGATTATGGTTGTGCTACTTGCTGCTGCATCAACAGCACCTTGCAAAATTACTTGACCCGCTGTAACTCCAGCAACCAACCCCTGAACATATTCTATTCTTTCAATCATGCTTCCATCAGCATTAGCAGCAACAGAGCTGGAGTCAAACTGATTGTTAGCTGTGTTTGCTCCTAAAATATTTCTAACATTGTCTATGTTCATTGTTATACCTCCTGTTCAAAGTTTAGAGGGCTTGCGCCCTCATGAATTTTTAATCGTATATGTTTGTCTGCATTGGTACGCTGCAGAACTTTGGTTCTACAATATAGTTAACGCAACCTATATTACTACCACCAGCTTGAGCCAAATGCACTCTTGCACAATCAAACCCATTTGCAACGTCTAAATCGGATGGATCAATCTCGATCCAGTATTTGCGATTTGCAACAACAGGGATCGTAAATGTGCTAGAGCAAGTTACTGGAATCATGATATCCTCATCAATACCAATTCCATCTGCTTTTGCAGTTACTCCAGAACTTGCGCCCGTTATAGTTTCTGCATCTACAAACGCTGTTGCATTAACAGTATAAAGGTATAAGCAACTACCAGTATCCTTGTAAACATAACCTCTTGCTCCACCAGCGCCTTGAATTTGTTCATCTACTGTAAAAGTTCCAGTAGGAGCAGTGTATTTCAATTTTGTTCCACTCATCCAATATTTTACAAACGCCAGTGCTTTGGCTGCTGTTGCTGCTACGTCTTTTGCTTGGAGCATTGTTACAACGCAGGTTCCACCACCCGCTATTGCTCCAACTGATATGTCAACCGCTGCACGTAATACATTTTTTAAGCTGATATAGTCACCTGGATTAGCTCCAGTTGCTAAATCAACCGGTCTTACTGCTGCTATCGTTTTAATTCTCTCAATCAAGTTAGTCATTTAATTTTCCTCCAATCATTTTTTGTTTTATCATTACGCCCTTACTGCAAGTGTTACAATTCCAGATCTTGTTTTAGTGCTGTTTTTGAGTGTTAATGCTGTCTTGCTTTTAGGCATACCATTGCCCCTAAATGTAATCCTGAACGCTTGCTCGCCAGTAGTGAACAATACATGAGGACTAGTCATTGTCTTGATTCCACCCTTACGAATAATGATATAGTCACTAAAATCTACTAGCATAATATCACCTTCAGAGCCAAGCGCAGAACATAAGTCAGATTCTAACACAGGCAATCCTTTTAATGTGCTAATGTCGCCAGCTTTGCTTTCCTGCAGATATACAGGAACGCCGCCAACGCCTAATGGGAACTCCATGAAATCAAACTGTTCTTTGACATCTGGATGACAAAGCCATCCAAATTTGCTTGTGGGTTTTTTTAGTCTTCTGTTGTGCATCCTCACAACGTTTTCCCATATCACTGTTTCTTTTGCTTGACCAGTTTCCTTTGCAATGCTAATCTTGTTGTTGGCGTTAACAAATCCCAGAGGCTGTCCTGCGCCTGTACCTGCTACTATTGCGGTTTCAAACTTTCTGATAATCCCAGCTTCAAAAGATTTTGAGAATAAATCAGTAATGAAGTTAGTATCTTCCATCATTTCGTCTGTTGCATAAGCAAGCCCCATGAGTTTTTCTAGTTCTAATTTTCTTTCTTTCATGCTTGGCTTGCTTGCTGTTACAGTTGCGGCTTCATTCGCCCAGTAAACTTGGACTCCGCCATAAACTGTATCGGATATGGATTCCTCATCAATATCAACCCATCTTGCAGCATTGGATCCTTGACCGATTTCGTAAGAATCACAGCGAGACAAGATCTCTCCTGTTGTTACCGCACTATCCATTAGCATACCGCCAAAATCTATTTGGAGAGCAAACCCGCCTTCATTTGCATTGCCTTCATTCATTCCTGAGGCAGCTCTTTCTTCTTTATTTAGCTTCATAAGTCTTTCGTCCATGTTGCCAGTTAAAGCAAATTCACGAATTGATTTAAGTTGCTCGCCAAGGTTTCGGTACACTATCAACGGTTTTCTTTCTCCTGCTGGTTCTGCTGCAATCTTTCTTTCTTCTGGTTTGATTTCTGTTTGTGCTGCTGTTCCTGCTTTGATTCCTGCAAGCAGCAACTCTCTTTTTTCAATTGTTTCTTTCTCTGCTTCAAGTGCTTTCAATTCAATTTCGATTGCATTCATGTCGCATTCTTTGCCATCTTCAAGTATTGTTCTGATTTCTTTTTTTCTTGTTTCAATTTCTAATAATCTTGGATTCATTTTGTTACCTCCTCATTATTTTTTTGCATAAAAATAGAGCCGCTTGGCTCTGGCGTTACTGTTTTTTATAGCATTGTTTGCAATATCAATTTCTTACGCAAGTTAGCACTAGCCAGCGCTCTTTCATTTTCCGCAACCGCTTGAAAATGATCCCTTGCTGATATTGATGTATCATCATATGTAGGTGTCGCAACCGCTGACACGTCATATAGTTTTTTGATCTTCCTGATTGTCCTCATATGGTTTTTACTGTCGTATGCGTCTTCCTGCACACTAAAAGCAAAGCTCATTCTATCTATGTATCCACCATCTATTTCTCTGTATAACTCTTTACCTTCTTCTGTTCCGTCTAGCCTTGCGCGTATGTATAGTCCTTTGTCATCCGTTGCCAATGACAAAGTTTTGTTCCTAGTCCTTGCCATTACTTTTCCTTGATGATTATAGTTAAATATTACATCGCTCATATCTGATTCTGCGAATGCTCTATCGTCAACTTGTTCCTTATACTCTACTCCATCATATTCCCATACGGTCGCTGGACTATTGAATCTTGCAGCATACCCCTCGACATATAATTCTTCTTTGCCGTCATCCTTCTTTGCTGCTCGTACCTCAAAATCAAATTTTCTGTATTCTATATCATTTTTTATCTTTGTCTGTTGCATCTGGCTCATCCTCCTTTTTTATATCGTCTACTACTGCAGTATCTAGCCTTCTAATAGGCTTTCCACCTCCTTCAATTGGACAAAGATTCAGCACTAGTCTCCATTCATTAGGAGTCATTGCTCCACGGTCTACCATTTGTAATAGATTTAATTTTGTTGCCATACTTGAATAAGCTAAGTTACTAGCTTCAAAAACTATCTTATTCCCAAGTGTTTGCTGCAGTGTTGTGAAGAATGCGTTTGTAAATGCATTTGACAACTGTATCACTATAGGCTCAATCTCAGACTCGTAAAAAGCATTGAATTGATCCTCGTTGTATTTGTTTTGTACTATCGCATCATTCACGCCAAAATAGCTGTATAGTCTTTGGATTGATCTATCCATTTGTGCGGCGTTTGGTACAAAGTTTTTATTCTCAACTTGCTCCAAGTCATATCTTGGATCTGATGAGGCAACACCTTTCCCGCCTTTTTCGATTGACAAATAGTTTTTTGTGAAATCCTCTACTTGTAACTCAACATCTTCACGCCTTAGTACACTCTTGAATTTCATAATCCATC